GTTATGAACAGTGGAAAACATCAATTAGGGAAGTTCACTTACAAGAATGAGGACTACTTTCTCGTCTGCAACAAGAACGATGACGACCCTGCATACACCAGTTATGCCCTATATGTTACAAGGGGCACTTGGCAAGTCGCACAGCCAGAGATAATTGCATCTGCTATGGGTAACACGGCAGACAAGCCCTACAATCCTGATGCCAATGTTTATTTCAATAAACTGATGGTGGAGATTAACCAGCAGCTAATAACCTACTTCACCCCTAAACCTGACCCTGACCCGTGGGTGAACACTTTAGTTAATGACATAACCGACCTCATCTTTGTTGGAGGCACAACACTACAGGTCAAGGAGAGGAACTATGGGGCTAACCCTGAGTTTAATAAATGGGTGTCGTGGGTGACTGGATTTACAGGAGACTTCGGGACTCCTGAACATGAATGGGCAGCTTTCGCAGCAAAGTACAATGTGGACTCTGTAAAGCTCCTGGCTTTGTTTAACAGCTTTCTGAAATAAAAAGAAGGGAGATCGACTTATGGGACTCACGCTCGGCGACGGATTGACCATTATGTCCATTACCGGATTCGTTCTCGCGGTCTTCTGGCGTCTTTTGCCTATGAGAAACGCGAAAAACAAAGATTCAACCCCAGACTCTATGCCTGTTCCTCTTTGCTGGGAGCATTCTGGAGTCTGTAAGGCTATCGAGAATATTGAGAGCTGGCTCGAAAGCATCAGCACAGATGTAAAGCATTTACTGGAAAGGCAATAACATGGAAACGAAATACCATCAGATCATGGCGATCATGGCGATCAGGGGATGCAACGATCCCCCACGTTCCGCCAGGGGCTTAAAGGAGGTTAAAAGATGTGGACATGGATTATGGGTTTAGACATTAAAAATATGATCATCATTGCCTTGGTCAGCCTCATTCTCGGCTGCGGCATCTACATAGGGATTCAGAAGATAGAGATTTCTCATAAGACGGCCACGATCATAAGCCAGGAGGCCTCTATCAAAAGTTTGGAGCGGGCCAACGACATTATGAATCAGAATGCCGTGGCTGCCCGGAAAGCCCAGGATGAAATGCAGAAGGTAGTGGCAGCCGCAGTCGGACTGAAAACGATTATAAAGGGAATACCCGACGAGGTAAGGAGGGGTTTGAAAAATGAAACGCTGGAAAAAGTTAATCATTGTATTGGTCAGTTTTTCCGTGATGGGATGCTGTCCGTCGATTGTAGCGCCAGTGGAGCCGTTCTGCCCAAGGCCGTTAGTGCCGGCATGGCAGGAGGGGGCGGAAAATCTCCCTGATAATTGTGCCGAAGCCGTGGTCTACACAAAGCAGATCGAGAAGACGGTTAAGTGCTATGAGGCCACGTTCATGAAAAAGGGGAATAAAAAATGAAGGAGCTCAGAAAGTACCTTGAGCGATTCGGCCTCGTCCTCTTGGTCGCTGTATTGATCATCCTCTTTGTGATGGGGAAGAATAACGTCGAAACGATGTTTTACAAAATTTGCCTTGTCACGGTTGGATGGGGCGTGGCAGATCTGCTTTGGCTGGTATTTTTCAAGCGCTGGCTGGGAAGGATGGAGGATCTCGCTAAAGATGATCGGCAAGCTATTTTTATTTTTCGTGGCATTCTTTACGCTGCTACTATCGTGGCCCTCACCCTCGGCCTCTGATACCCTTATCAACAGGTGTCTCAAGTATTATCCGCAAGTCATACGCGAGGCCAGGTATCAGATCGGCCTCCAGGCGCCTTCTCATTACTTCATGGGACAGATCGAGCAGGAAAGCAGATGTGATCAAGGCATAACCGCTTTTGATGGCGGCATGGGCCTGGGTCAGTTCATGCCCGGGACCGCGGAATGGATTCAAAAAAAAGAGGCCGCGCTCAGGGATATCTCCATACAGCCGAATCCCTATGACCCGCGGTGGTCAATCCGCGCTCTGGTCCTCTATGATAATTGGCTGTATAAGCAGGCGGCCTGCCCTGGCTGGTATTTTGCCTTTCGCGGTTATAATGGCGGTATCGGGCTTCTTAACCGCGAGATCCGGAAGGCCGGCACATGCGACCAAGCTGCCGTAGAAAAATGTTGCAGCCGGAAGATCCTGCATTTGAAGAAGCGGGACCTCAATATGTGCAACGACGTCAATATCCCCTATCCAGGCTTAATTTTTAATAAGGCAAAGAAATATGAAGGACGTGCAGCAGGACAATGAGCTGTTTATGATGGGGGCTGCGCTGTGCGACCTATGCTCAGACGTTCATGTTTTTGTGGGGAACATAGAGGGTAAAGAGAAAGTCATTGACGCCTGCAGGAAGTGGCTAAAGATAAATTGTGGCGAAGCGCGGAATGTCAAGGTTCACTATATAGAATAGCCTCGGCTTATGTGCGGATCACTGTGCGGTTTTATGTTTTTTTGTGTAAAATTTCCCTCCAAAGCCTTTGTTGCCGCCCTCAAATCTTCGTCAATGGAGTGGAGGTAAATCTCCGTCGTCCGTTCTTCCGTATGACCCAAGAGGTCCTTGAGCGCTTTGGTCGCAATCTTCTTCTTCTTATTCTTCAAATAGCTGGATATGAAATGCCGGATGGCGTGAAATCCGTACTGAGAAACGCCAGCCCTTTTGCAGAGGCCCTTCATCAGCTTTGGCCGGTGATAGTATCGATCGCTGGTCTTTTCGTTATAGAAGACCCATTTATCCTGTTTCCTATTCTGCCAGCGCCGCCAGAGGATATCATACAATTCCTGGTTCATGGGCACAGGGATGGCGGTGTAAGCTCCCCCCTTCCTTTTCCGGGTCCATTTTGTGAGGACCCGGGTATCGAAGTTCGCGTCCTCCCAGGCGAGCCTCAAGACTTCATCTATCCGTGCCAGCGAGTGAGTGAGCGTCAATATTAGGTCTTGTTCGTCCTTCCCGGGATCCGCAGCGAGGATGATCTTTAAGAAATCTTCTTCTGCCGGCACTTCCTTCTTCCTGGCAGTGTGCGGCATCTTGTCAATGTCGCGGCAAGGGTTCTGAATGGGTAGTTTAAGCTGCCTTATTCCCCAAGTGAAGAGCGCCGAGAGGTCTTTGCGGTGGGCATTGTAGTTGTAATTGCTTGGCCGGGTATCAAGATATTGATGAATTTCGTCGGGTGTTAAAGTGAGGACGTCCGGATCTCCATGGAACCGGATGAAAGATTGGTAAACAAATTTCTTGTAGTCGTAGGTTTTAGGGACAAACCTTCTTTCCGCGTAGGTTAGATACTGATCGGCTAACAGCGAAAAGGCCATGTCGGTCGTCTTCCGCTGTTTGTTTTCTTGCCTGAGTTTCCGGCGCCGATCTTCCCGGGCCGCCGACGCCTCGCGCCTGGTTTCGTAGCCGCTGCTTGTGTAGGTCTGTCGGAGGTATTGAAAGCTGTAGCGCCACGTTTTGAGTGCCTTGTCTTTCCATATACTCATCGATATCCTCCCGATGAAAACGTAGCGCCCGGATGCCAGGAAGAAAGAACCCGCCCAGCTCGAAAGCGTGATCATACACCGTCCGAGGGGAAATATTCAAGATATTTGCAACGTCTTTTACTGTGAGTAGCGGGGTCATATTATTTCCACGGTAGATCGTCATGCGCCCGATTCTTTTTTCGGATTGAACATTCCCCTTGTTGTACCGTTCCTCTCGCTCTCCCCTTTGACCTTGTAGAAGGCAAAAGGTAGCTTGGCTTCATGCTTTACATTTACATCAGCAATCCCTTTTAGAATTGCCGAGCAATCCCAATAATGATGTGGGCTACATCCTTTTGGGTAAGCCAATCCATGACCGCATGGGCAAAGTGCAGTTGCAGAGTATCTCAATTCTTCATCTGTAAAGATTGGATTGTCTGTCAGTCGTTTCTGGAAAGCGGCATCCTTTTCTTTGTAATAGGAAGTTATAACCTCCTTCGCTTCCTTCTCTTGTTCAAGTGCCTTTTTGTACTGTTTTTCGGTAATCATAAATTCTCCTTTTGTTTCCACGGAAGTTCGTTGTGTTCTTTGCCATCGAGAAGGCGGCTATGCTTAACGCCGCTGTCCATCCATTCATTGACTACATTTCCATTATCATCCTTTGTCCAATTCAATCCCCACCTGCCCCAGCCCTTAAAGAAGAAGGGCACGCCCGCTGCCTGGCACTGATCCCTGACCGACCTTACCCAATCAGGATGCATCGGTCTTGCGCCTGAGCCTGTCTCCCCGCCGAGGATGACGGCATCGATGTGAGAACGATTATGCGGAGTAGAAATGGCCGGAAAATATTGACCGTTCAATGCGTTCCGTAGGGATGAAGGATGGATTCCCGGCTCTTGAATATTCCTTAAATCAATCGCCCCCAGCATCGGCTCTATACTCAGGAACTTCTTGCCCGGCACCTGCAGGAAGATGGGGATTTTCTCATCGGCCTCTTGCTGGTTGCAGATCGTGAGGCCGTGGTAGATGTGATCGCGTAGGAATTTATGGCGGCCAACGTCGGGAAATTCATAAATTGGTGAGTCAAAGTAATTAAGTAATCTCTCGTGTCGCTTCGTTAAGATCAGATAGGTATGCCACTCAGCCTTGTTCATTGTGTAGAAAGCCTTATCTATAAACTTTAGTGGCACGTCCTCATGGAATAAATCATTCCACACCGCCCACACGGTCGGCTTCTTGCGCTTGAGGGGAATGTCGAGGCGGTCAGGACGGGGATAGATATGGCCACAGAATTTTATCAGCCCATTTGAATCTTTATATGTCATACACTCGCCGCCGATATTAAAGCGGTTTGTCATTGCCGCACTCCAACAATTTTGACACCCTGGTGAACAGGGAGTGCAGCCGTCGATGAGGCTCCACGGCTTATCCCAATACCTGCCCTTTGATATGTCGATCATGTTTCCTTCCTTTCCCTCATAGTTTAGGTGGGTGAATAAAAGCCTCGAAGATTTTAGGCTGCCCCCTGTAGGGTATAGGCTCTTTGAAGATTACTGGATGCTCGAAAACGAAACCGAAAGGCCCGAAAAACCAGCGGGAACCGTGACACTTGACACAATCAACCATATCGACCATGCCGATTATGCTGCCTCCACTATCGAGTAATAAACCCATCTATTCCCCAAGACCCGCCTGTGCCTGATCGTGTAGCCGAGCGGTTTCAGCAGTTCCTCGAGATCTGTTATGCGGCGCCGGTACTCCGGAAGGAACGCCTTAAGGAAGTCCCGCCCTGATATCTCCCCATGCTCCAGCATCATTTGATAGACCCTCCACGTTTGGGTCCCGTAGCTCGCGGGGTTTTTTGGATATTCAAACTGGAGGGCGAGCTGGGTCATATATCAAAGCATCCCTGTTGTTTATCGTATTTCCAATGCTCAAAATCTTTATAATCAATGTGTTCATACCATCTGAGTCTTGAGTAATAGTTAACCATGTTACGAAGCTCTCTCTCGGTCCACCCGCCTGCTTCATAAACATAGCCGTTCTTTTCAAGGGCATCCAGCGGTTGAAAGCGCATGGGGTTAGGCCTGATATCCCATGACCGCACCAATTCAAGCCGATATAGGGCATCTTCCGGCGTGTCGTTGTATCCGATCAGGACATAGACCCCTATATCTTTCGTCGTTTCCTGCCGGCAAAGGTCAATGGCATCCTTCACAGATCCTTCATCGTTCACATGATCAAAAGCAAATCTCACCTTACAATGAGGCAAGAAACCAAGGGCGAAGGCTGCTGCAGGTAGGAGTTTTTGAGATAATCCTTAATCTCTTCGGCGGTCATAAAGCCTCCGCTATAAATCTGCTTCGCGGGCTCTCGAAAAGCCGCCCGTGCTTTTCTTCCTTCTCCGGACGTACTGTTAAGATAAGCTGGTCTTTCGCCCTGGTCATGGCGACGTACATCAATCTTCGCTCTGCCTCGAGATCTCCATTATTTAATGCTTGCTTACTCGGCAGAATGCCCTCATTGCAGCCGGCGACGATCACAACCGGCCATTCTAGACCTTTTGCGGCGTGGATTGTCATGAGGGTTATGCCCTCGGCTTCCTCGGCCTTGATTTCATCCTGGATATCGTATGTGGCCAGCCAATCGAGGTAAGAACATAATGCGGGAGTTTTCATGTCCGCTTCGTTCTCCCACCCATTGATGAATTTAAGAATAGCTGCTATTTCAAATGGCCACTTAAATCCTGCTGAAAGATTCAGGATCATTTCATCAAATGTCCATTCATCGGCGGTATCAAAAAAAGCCCAATAATCGGTGTTGTTGTCAACGGCCATCCACGCCTGGAAATGGCTTATCCCATCCTGGGCGGCCTTGTAGCGGATCTCCGAGTATTGCTCCCGCGTCAGCCCGATAAGCTCCCTTATAAGTAGGAAGGCGAAGTTGTCATAGGGATTAACCAGGAGCTTTAAGAACGCATGGAATCTCCGGAAGGCTTCGCTATTCGTCAACGCGGCTTCCTTGCCGATGTAGATATGCGGGATTTCTAAGGTTGTGAGTTCAGAAGATAGCTTCTCAAGCAGGGCGTGGATACGAGACAAAACAACAATTTTTTCTTCATTTAAGAAGTTGAGGTATTGGGCAATTTCATGGCTGTCTGCATTCATCATGGGTCTTTTTGCCACTAGCTCCATCTCTTCCCTTGCCGCCTTCATCGTCTTCGGTATCCGATCTACATTGTGATTGATCAGCTTATTGGAGGCCTCCACGATCTCCGGGACGCTGCGGTAGTTTGTCTCAAGGCGGTAGACCTCGAAGAACATCTGATTATCTACAAGGTACTTCGGCGCTGCCCCCCTCCATTCATAAATCGATTGGTCAATATCCCCTACTACATACAGCGAGGCCTTAAACAGCTCTTCCATTTGCAGGATAATCTGCCATTGGAGCATGTCAATGTCCTGTACTTCATCAACGAGGATATGCTTGACGTGGAGATACTTCGCCATGGATTCAATCAGGAGCTTCATGCCTATGAGCAGACCGCCATAGGTGAGACTGTTATTCTCTTTGCACCGCTGGATGAAGGCTATGAAAAGACCGCGCCTGGGGTCGTCCTCTTCCGGCTCTTTTCCCTTCTGGTAGTAGTTATCAAATATTGCGTCTATATCTTTCTTCGGTATCTTCCAGGTCTTGCCTTTCAATATGCCCATATCGGCAGCGACCTCGCGGAGTAGAAAGGATTCTTCCCACTCCCCGTAGACCGTGACGTTAGTTTTGCGGAGTCCGATGAGATCCCCGAAACGGTGAATCATTCGCAGTGCCAGGGCGTGTATAGTGCCGACGTGGACGTGATAAGCCTGCTTGCCGATGCGTTCCTCAAGGCGGGTTTTGAGCTCGCCAGCGGCCTTCCTGGTGAAGCAAAAGGCCATACATTCATACGGACTGACCCGCCTTTTTTCTACCAGGTAAGCAATCCTCTCTATGAGGGTCTTGGTTTTCCCGCTGCCGGCCCCGGCTAGGACCAGGGCACGGCGGGACGTGGTTTCTACGGCCGCTTTCTGCTGAAGATCTAATTCCATATCTCATTCCTCTCGATAACCAATACACAGTGATGGCTGGAACGGATTATCTATCTTTGCCTGCTTTTTCATGTTGTCGATGCCCCAGAGTGGTTGTAGATTTTTCAACGCCCAACATCTTTTGAAGTCGATATCCTCCGGCTTCTCGAAATTAAAGGCAGCGATAGGGATTTTATGATCTATATGCCATTCACCCATGTTGTCCCAGGACATGCCGGGAAGAAATTGCTTTTCAAGGTGACGCTTGAGCTGATCTATGGTGTATCCGACGAGAGCTTCCCAGTGGCGGCCGGCCTTGCCTTCCTTATTCCTGCGGCTAAGCGAAAACCTTATGAGGCGGGCTACGGTAAGGTTAAGGTGCCCTCTGGGGGTGCTTTTTAACTTCTCTCGCTCTTTCCGATGACCCCCTCTTCTTTTTTCTGGATTTTTTGCTGCCCAGTTCTTTTTATATGCCTTCCCCTCTTCTGACTCCCGCCATTTTTTTGTTGCTTCCAAATTTAACGTACGATACTTCTTGTTAGATGCCCTTATTTTATCGGGGTGCCGTTTTCGATAGGTTCTGCTTATCTTCCTCGTTATTTCCGGATGCATTGCCCTGTATTTATCGTTGCGTATTTTCACACATAGCTTACAAACGGAATCAAGGCCATATTTGCCATTCTTGGCTTTATAAAATTCGCCCTCGTTTCCGCATTTTGTGCATATTTTTTTTGTCAAAAGAAACACCATTGCGCTACAACTCAACAATATTCCAATCTTTAGGTAAGGTTTCAGGGCGATGACAGCTCATACCTAATACCTGAACACTTCCATCAAATAGCTCTAAAGTTTTAGTTAAATTCTTGGCATCCAGTTCAGCAAATTCAGCGATGAGTACGCTTGCCCCCAAGGCCAGCGTCAATGCTGTGTCAAACGACACCCTCTCACCACCAGAAAGCCCAGCATAAGACACGTTCGCCTTCCCGTTATGCCAGCCTATGAAAACATCGCCGTCATGGGATTCGAGTACCGCTTTTCCCGCTGGAAGAACCGCATTCATCCTATCCATGATCAATTTCAGGGACTCGGCCACGGTGGCATTCTTCTTAGCCATGAGCCGCTCAAAGACGTCCTTGAGCTTCTTTGCTTCTTCTCTATTGCCCTCCGCTTCCTTCTGAAACTTGGCAACTTGTTCATCGAGCCCCTTGGCCTTGTCAAATAGTGATTTATCTTTTCTCAGGCCTACGAGCTTTGCCTTGAGGCCGGTAATCTGATCGTTTAGTATTTTTATGTCGGACATGTCAGCCCTCCTTCCTGTACTTCTTGAACTCGCGTAAAACAACAAGGCGAGCCATGCAAGAGCCGCAATCGGCTTCGTTAAAGGCCTCTAAAACGAATTTGAAGGAGCCGAGAACGGCATCGCGCTCCACAAAATTCTCAAGTTCTCGCACTGTCATAGTGCCTTTTGCTCGTTCTTCGCCTTTTTCGGCTACTGACGTTTGCCCAGGTTCAACTGGAGCGACGGGCTGCAAGGGAAGCTCCGGGGCTTTTTCGAGCTGTTTCGCCTTTTCTTCATGCGCCTTTATTGTTTCCGCCTGCTTTTTTGCCGCATCGTCAGTTTTCTTTTTCGCTTCCGCTGCAGCGGCCTTTGCTTTCTCTTCCGCCTTGGCCGTAGCCTCCGTTGCGGCTGCTGCTGCTGCCTGTTCTTGATTGGCCTTGTTCAAGTTCTCCTGGGCGAGCTCGAGCTGCGCCTCCGCGTGAATAATTGCGCCGGCACAATCGGCGAGCGTTCCGGGCGGGAGATTAAGGGCGGCCTTCGATACTAAGAGCTCCGCTGCTGCCGCTTCTTTCGCCCTGGCCTTGTCTTCAAAGTCAAGGATCTTCGCCCTGCCCTTCGTCGCAGCATCGATGATGCCGGTCAGGTCTTCCTTGGGAGGGTAGAGCTCTAAAAGCATATCAATTTTTTTCTGATCGGAAAGCTCCATGAACGCGCCGACATCAACGGCCTTGATGCCGCCGGATTTGCCGAGTGTTTCATAGTAGAATTCCTTTGCAGACTTGGCCTTGTTGACCTTGTAGCCCTGCTTGACAGAATCGCCCTGCTTGACAAAGCCCCGCTCAAATTCGTAGCCGCCGTCCGTCTTGAAGCCGACGACCATCTTTTCCTTTGAGGAAGAGAAGGCCGCGAAGATCTCGGGATTAGTTTTTTTGGCGGACCCGGGAATATATCCCATGAGCGCCAGCAGCAGGGCGTCTCTTCTTACCGACTTGCCGGCGCCGTTAGGACCGAGTATTAATGTGAGGCGGCCTAACGGCTGTTCGAAAGTCAGTCCCTTTATATTTTCACCTTTGACTGACGTAATCATAGGCCTATCCCTCCATCTGCACCGTGATGTGCTCCATGATCTTCTTAGCAGTATCAACTTCATACTGGTCTGCTTCGAGCGATTTCAGCTCGAGAGCAAAACAGGCCTTTGCAAATTCTTCCGGCATGCTCTTGATTACTGCACGAAGCTGGTTGATGATCTTTTGTTCTTCCTTCGGTCTGGCTTTCTTTTTCCCTGCAGCCTCGGGAGCCTTCTTTTCTTCTGTCTCATCAACCTCGCTGGCCTGGGCGGCTGCAAGGTCTTCCTCGTCCAGCGTGTCCACTCCGGACGTAAGCTCAATCTGCTTAAATTCCGATCTGTCACCGGAAACCATGGCGCTGATTTTTGTCTGGAGGTTCTTGTAGGTCGTCGGGTCCCACTTGATGATGCTGCCGCCAACAGGCCTCCACGCAATAACAGGTATATCCCACACACCCGTTGAGTCTGGGGCCTTCTGGAGCCCACTCAGGTGCTTCAAGGCATTCCGGGCGGCGTGTGTTTGGGCAAGCTGGAGGGAATTCTTTATCATCTGACTGATATCAGAATACCAATCAAGAGCCTCGGTGTGGCTGGCATTCACCCACAGGGAGCTTGATTTGTCGAATTCATACTCAATCCATGAAGCGTTGTCTTCCGGAGGCTCTGTGCCTTTGGCGAGGATTCTGAATGCCTGTTGATACTTCTTTGCTTTTGCCAGGAATTCAATGTTTCTTCGGTTGTTAATGTCAAAGATAACCGTCCGGTCTGATACGATCGGGAGCCCCATGGACGACAGACGGAACGCGGCTGCCCTAATTGCCCAACCCGTCCACTCACCTTTTTCATCAGTAAGCGACGCCGGGTTTGCCATTGGCTTTCCGTAGACCATGACCTCGACGGGGAATATGACGCTGGCTGCCGCTTTCTCCGCCCACATTTGATAACCCTGTGCGGAAACAATATTGACGCCGCCGCCTACGGGGAGCTTCACGAGCCCGCCGTTCATCAGAGATAGGCGGCAAATCTGCTTGAATGCGCGGATCTCGCCGTCCTTGTCTCGAAGTGCAAACACCTCGTCTGTCCCCAGGGCGAGGATATTGTTTTGAACGACCGCCAGCAGGAGCTTTGCTTCCGCTGGGAAGTCCTTCTCGATTTTCTTTACTGCGTCTGCCGGCGTTAACTGAACCCCCGGAAGGGTTTTCGCTGTTGATTCTTTTGCCATTCCTATGACCTCCTTATAAATAGTGGTTATGCTGGAGCTGGTCCTGCTGTTTCCTCTGTGCGAGATTCGGCGGGCTCATCCTTCCCCTTCTCCGCCAATTCAAGAGAAGCTTGGCGGTCGGTGTCGGAGAGCGGCATTTCGCGCACAATAAAAGCAAGTTCCTCAATCTGCATATCTAACCGCACGAGAGTCTTTTTATTGTCCCGGAAATTCAAAATCCACTCGCATGCGACGTTTCGATGCTCGTAGCCGCTATTGATCTTCCTTGACAACGCCCCCATGGTCGCCTCTTTCTTTTTAATATCAGCGGTCAGGTCGGCCATGATCTGTTTCTTCCGATCTTCGAGCTCGATGAGATCCTGATACGTCCGTGCCTGCTCCTGGCTCATTTCAATGATTTCTTCCTGCGTAAATCTACAGGGAAGATACTCGACGCACTTCCTGACCTGGATCTGCGGGTCCTGGATGGCATCAACAATCTCATCCGCGTTTAGTTTATCGGCCTTCTTCTTCGTCACTTTGTTTTTCCTCCTTTGGCCAGAGAACATCTTTCTTGGCCTCATGATCTGATGCTTGTCTATACATGCTGGCCTCATGCGAAAGGCCGAGAGCCCTTTCCACTGCCGCCATACCGACGACCTGCGCTTTGAATAGGTTGCTCATAATAGATTCGCCACTTTCCGCACAATTACCACAATAGCGCAATCATCGACCTGCTCCTTGTCCTCATTAAAGCCCCGAATCCACCACTTACATTTCTCGTTCGCGCACATGGCGAACAGGTGAGGCGCTGGGTGCAACGTCCCTGGTGCAATCGCGCCCATGTTGAATATAAAGCTCATCGGGCATATCTTTTTTTCTTCCACCATAACTCTTCCTTTCTAATGAATGCCCCGGCGCCGATTCCTTCAACGCCGGGAGCATCTACAGATATAATTGCCAATGGGCTCCGCTGCTTTATTGCCTTTGTTCTTCTCCCTTCTCCCGGAGAAGCATACCGGGTTTTAATATCCCTCTTTCGATCTGCCGCCGCCTACGGGCTTTCTCTCGCTCGCCTTGGTGCGGCGAATGTACTGAAAATCTAATCTTCTTCGATCGCTCCAGATAACGGCTATGCTTCTTATAAAATGGCTGCCCCGGCATGAATGCCGCCATGAGGGCGGCCAGCATCGACGCCTTGTTTACTGACGGGTCTTTCATCATCCTGCCTTTCTGTCGGAAGTTCTAAAATGTAGTCGTTACAGTCTTCCGGCCTCTTGATGGTTCTATTAAATGACGACAGCCGCCTGTTATCGATGTTGCAGCGATCATCCTTACGGCAATTTGTGCAGTACGCGCATGGCATGGCATGGCCTACCTCCCGCCGAAGCAAATGATTAAATAAAAGGCGATACCCACGCCCGCGACAAACAGCCAATAGGCGAGCTTCCTGGTCCACGGATGCAAATTTTCTTCTTTCATGTCTTCTAGGGGAATGTACCAGCCGCCTACTTTTAACCAGTGCTTCACTTTCCCTCCCCAACCTTTAACAACTCAATCCCGTATCTTGGTATCTTCTCTTGCATGGCTGCCCATGCTGCCTCTGCTGCTGCCCCTGCTGCCCCTGCTGCCCCTGCTGCTGCCTCTGCTGCTGCCCATGCTGCTGCCCCTGCTGCCCATGCTGCTGCCCCTGCTGCCCCTGCTGCCCCTGCTGCCCCTGCTGCCCCTGCTGCTGCCCATGCTGCCTCTGCTGCTGCCTTTGCTGCCCATGCCGCCTCTTTATTTTTTACAGAGGGATTTTTGATGCAGGCTTTGGCAGCATCTATCGCCTGTCGTGGGCGTTTATCACCGGGATACTTTTTCTCGTATATATCAATCACCTGTTCAGCGGCATACACGGCATAAGAAACATACTGCTTATAGGTCATGTGTCTTACTATAAGCCAGTTGCCCCATGCGTGTTTTTTAATTTTAATGCAGCGTTCAAGGACTTTAATCAGGTCAGGTTCGCAGCCTTCTTTCTCCCATTGTTCTACGGCTTCTTTACAGGCGTTGTTCTTAATCAACCATTCCTTAGTCAGTTTTTTCATTTCCCCTCCTCGGCTACCTTCTTGCCGTTCTTCTTTGTTTCAAATGAAAGGTGCTTAATCAGGGCCACTTTGGCCTTCTTGATCTTCTTGCTGATATGTCCCGATCTCATGCGCCTTTCAAAATAACGGCTAATGATCTTCATGCCGACCTGAGCGCATTTCGCGGCATAGAAACCGGATAGGATAAGACAGGCCAGGACAAAGAATGTGTAGATGCCGCAGAATAAAATTGCGGTGTAGAGTTTGAGATAGTTTTCTATGGTCATGGCTACTCTACCTCCACTAAATACATGCGGGTGTTTCTCGAATACCTCACCACCTTGCCCTTCGGCGGGCACATTCCTTCCGCCACCTTGCCAAACCAATACCGCTTGGTCGGCTCCAGCTTCCCCTTCATGTCCGGAAAGTGAGTCCAGTATGGTAATCCGAATTTCATTTTCATTTCTCCTTCCCGGCCGGAGCCGAAGCCCCGGCCATGGTCAAAAGGTGGAACCCTACCTCCGCAAAGCCGCCTGCTGGGCTCTTACGGGTTCGCCCTCATCCAACCCGCCATGCCGTTCCCCTTTCCCCCAGGGGCCCATCACGATGGACAAGCCAAGCAACGAGCGAGGCAGGAAAGATTTTTGTGAGATGGCTATTTTCGGGTTCATGGTAACGTATTCTTGCATAAGTGCAAGATGATGTCAAGGATTATTTTGCAGTAGTGTAAGTTTCATTTTTGAGGGGTAGGATTTTAGGCAATAAAAAACCCGCCGGAGCGGGATTAGGTGGACAGGCTCTATGATGCTCTTAGGGGGCGTGTTTATTTAATACCTTGAAAAATTCATCGAGCGCTGCCAAACCCATCATATCGGCCGCGTATTCGATCTCCGACGTGCTTATGTTGATTAACTTGAGCTTGCAAGCCATATAATCATCATGGTACGTCGCGCCTGGCACAAAATAACATTCGTAATTTCTGCTTGACTTTTTTCTTTCACTACTGTAAGATTCCTTCCTATGAATACATTGCAGCAATATTTGCAGGATCAAAAAATGTCGGTGACTGACTTTTCCAAGGTGGTCAATTTGCCCGTTTCAACAATCTGGCGATACGTTAATGGAAAATTTAAGCCGTCCGCCGACAATGCCCTCAAGATCGAAGAAGCCACGAAGGGCGTTATAACGATCAAAGACCTGCTTTACCCTGCTGACGCAAAAGAGGGCAGGGGCATAGAATCTCAGACGTAGCTTCCCAGGGCTCGTTTCCTTCTGTGTCCTTGTCCTTTGTACCATATTTTTCTTTTTCTATAAACAATCTTTTTCATAGGAGTCGCCATGCCTGAGATTGAAGAAATGGACAAATGCACTGAAGTCTTTTCAATTAAAATTCCCGAGGTCACTAAAATCAAAATCGACAAATTGCCGTCTTCTCTAAAAAAGAGACTGAGGGATGAAATTCTTTTGACCATGGCGCATATCCTTCACGATGCTGAATTTAACCCAAGTCTATATCTTAAGTCTGATTGACGCAAGGTATACAAAGTCTAATTTGGTAGACTACTTAGAATTACAGGGGTTTTTATAGATAGATGGATGCTGGTCATTATGTTCCCCGAAGCAAAGGCAATGCCCTCTATTTTGATGAGCGTAATGTTAATACACAATGTACCTCTTGCAATCGGTTTAAGCATGGGAACTTGGCGATTTACGCATTAAAGTTGGAAGAACGATACGGCACGGGCATTATCCAAGAACTCTTTAAAAAAGGTGAGGAAGTTTTTAGGCCAAACCATGAATGGTATGAAGAAAAGATAGCGTATTACAAAGAAACACTATGAAAACCATCGCCACCTACACAGCCGTTGTATTATTAGCCTTGATAGCCGCCTTCCTGATGCTTGCCCTTATCTTTAATGTAATGGACAAGGAACAACGGCATATCGCCACCGACTATGAGAGGGATTTGCTGGCTTACCACGGCAGGAACTCTACTATCTACGAGCAGGGCGGGATTTATTTTTTGGTAAGAGGCGGGAAAACAATCAAATTAAAAAGTGAGAAAGTGGGGGACAAGCCATGAGAGAAAGACCGATTATTTTTAGTTCCGCAATGGTCAGGGGAATCCTCGAAGGCAGAAAGACGATAACGAGAAGAGTCATAAAGCCGCAACCATCCGATAACCAGAGAGTAGATTTTATTGATTGCGAGACATGGGCTTTTTTTGATGCTGACAATCCTGTCCCGCAATATATGACTTCACGACATTACGGCATCCCCGGCGATAGGCTCTGGGTGCGAGAGGCATGGGCTACTCCTGTTGACGATCCAGGCACAAAAAAAACTGGCCTTGTTTCCTTCCCTGCAACGGAAGCTCTTTTGACTGGTCATTGGAAGATAATGCCCTCTATCTTTATGCCTCGCTGGGCATCACGCATCACGCTTGAGATTATCAATGTCAGGGTCGAGAGGTTGCAGGAGATAACGGACAGAGATTGTATTGCGGAAGGGATATTGGATGTTCAAAATCCATATTATGCTTTTCAATCTTTGTGGGATTCTATCAACGGCAAGAAATATCCGTGGGAATCTAACCCGTGGGTTTTTGTAATTTCATTTAAAAAACTTGACAAATCCTAAGGTAAGGGGTGAGCCATGACCTGCGACTTCTGCAAAGGGGAAATAGAGGGCGGAAGATACCAACTCCCCGACTACACTAATGCCTGTACTTGGTGCTTCGACAGGTTTCTGAAGGGTACGAGGGCGGTGGATGCGGAGGTTGCCATTATACTACATCAGTTTAGGAGAGAACACGAAACCAGAAAGCGAGGTACTACATGAGACACGCTTGTTGCAAAGGAGTTAGAGAGTGCCAGGCTGCTATTACCGAGCAGAACGAAGATAGCAAAATCCGCACCGTGGGAGATAAGCAGCTTGTGGACTGTCACCATCCACAGATTATCTGCCAGTATCAATATCAGTGGTACGGTTTCACTCGCTTCTGCAACTGCCAGACGCACGAACTTTTACAGAAGTTGAAGGAGGACAACAATGGATAGGATTGAGGAATTAAAGAAAAAGAATGAATGGCATCCTCTATCAGAGGGAGAGGTTGATGAATTGTTTGCCGAGATTGCCCGCCTTCGTAAGCTCGTTGCGGAAGATGAGGCAAGGCTGAGTCATGCGGAGAAGGAGATGGAGGGGCAGGAAGCCACATGATCAAGAACTACACCAGCCAACAAGAAGTCTCCCGCAGCATTGAATCGATTGAAAGGCGCCTTGCACGATTCGGAGCCCAGGACGTCATTAAGAGCTATGGAGGGGACGGTACGATCGAGTCCGTCAGCTTCACGATGAAGGTCGATGGCGGGCGACAGATCTCTTCTGCCAGCCGGAGATTATAAAAAGGAGAGCCCAGGATGGCCACAGATAAACCGTCATACGCGCAGGTCAATAGGAAGGTCTGGAATACCTGTCAGTTTCGGGCGTTGTCACGCGAGGCCCGGGAGTTGTTTTTCTACCTCACGACGTGCCCACATGGGAACATGCTTGGCATCTTTGTTCTTCGTCCGGGGTATGTCATGGATGATCTCCAGTGGGGTGAGGACAGGGAACGGTTTCGCAAACCATTCGATGAACTATTAGACAAACAGTTATTCAAATACGACCCCCAGGCGGAGGTCATTCTCGACATGGAACAGCTCCAAAAGCATCCACCTATCAACCATAACCAGGTCACGGCTACCATTAAAATTGTCAACTCGCTCCCTAAAACCCCATTGTTTCATGACCTTAAATTATTGGCCGAATCATTGGACAAATCATTAGCTAAATCATCAGACAAACAATTACTCGAACCATTAATTAAACGATTAGGGGAACGGTTCGCCTACTCAGTAACAGTAACAGTAACAGAATCAGTAACAGAAACAGCAAGCCCAACTCCAATCATTCAATCAACCATTACCGATGAAAAGCCTGAACCAAAAAGCAAAATCCGCCTGGTCGAAAAGAAGCTCGAAGAACCCTCGTCCTTTCCCCAGGACTTCGCAGATCGTATAGTCAAAATCCGTGAGAAATACCAGGACCCCCAAATCGAAGCCTCTGTACTCCTGTTCGTCAATGCTCATTCAAAGAACGCTCACCCCGACGATATGATCTATTGTCTTGATGAATTCATTCAGTACGGTGGCAGTGTAGAATCCCTCAAGATTAAAATATACCTTGAACAGATATTACTCCGAATCGCCTGCAACAGAAACGAGGCAGAGTTTATCAGCAAGGCTACCGAGGACAAGGGGACCCGAGAGGGTGACAAGAAAGCCCTTGAAAACCTCGGAGACATACTCAATAAGGTCCTGCCCGTCATTCCAGCCGAGAAGCCAAAGCCTCCAGCGCACAAACCTGCTGCCCCCGAAATACCCAGGGAGAAATGTATTAAATGCAAAGACGCCTATATCCCACAGCTCCTTGTTGATGGCCTGTGTATCTTCTGCAATGAGCGGATTGTAACGGTCAAGTGCCCAGGCTGCACAAGAACCGTCGGGAAGAATATTCTCAACAAAGAAAGCGGCCTATGCCATCACTGCCAGCCGAAGGAACATGATGGCCGAATTTAGAGAATCCCAGGAGCTTCACGATATAGCTCTTAAACTTATCAACCGAATTGACCGAGTGGGGCATATCAATGTCAAAGAAATTCTCTTCCTCGATGAACTCGAAACCCAACCAAAGGCGCTCGCACGTTGTTTCATCTTCGGCGATCATCCTATTACCTTCTACACCGGCAAAGCATACTGCATTGTTCGGTATCGAGCGAACTGCGATTATCTTTCTCCGAAGCAACTTACGATTCTTGTACTACATGAACTGATGCACGTTCCCTTAGAGGGTGTGAGGGTTATTGACCATGACATAAAAGACTTTGCAGCACTGATGCGGATCAATCCTGACTGGTCAAAAGAAGGCGCAGAAGTACCGGATATACTAGGTGATTATGACAAGCGAATTGACGACGAAAAGTGAAGCCGAAAAGAGCAAGGCGTACACCCCAACTAGGTGTGGTCGGAAGCTCTTGGAAGTATTGTTAAATCCAGAGCATAGATTTAAAAGCAAAGGTGAGATTTGTGCATTGGCAAAAATAAGCCCTCGCCGGTACTACGATCTACACCACGATAAAGATTTTATGTGCCATTACACGCGTGAATCTCAGAAACTCGTGAGGATGGCCCAGGGTCCCATGGTAAACGCCCTGGTGAAGTCTGCTATCCGTGGCAATCCACAAACCCTCAAAATAGGTTTGACCATGGCGGATCTCTACAAAGAAAAGACCGGCTTAGTGATCAACCCTGACGCAGACGGGCAGCCACGGCCGATACGTTTCCAGACAGACTTAGAGATCGCGGTCAAGCTCGCCCGAATTCTCTTTGGCAATAAACAGGTCGTCGAGTACGTGATGGCCAAGATGAAAGGCACCAATGGACCAGAACCAGACCCCGCAGCCGAACGTGGGCTCAGTGATGGAGCTGGCGACGATACTATCGTTCCTCAGCCCGGAAGATAAGGCCACCGTTCAACAGGTAGTTAATGACATAATCCCCGATTGGGCACCACTACCAGGACAGCAGACGTTGGCTTATGAGTCCGAGGCTGATGAACTTTTCTACGGCGGCGCGGCGGGGGGTGCGAAGTCTGACCTGCTTCTCGGCCTGGGTCTGACAAAGCATATCCAGGGCATCGTCTACCGGCGTGAATCAACACAGCTCGAGGGGCTCACCCGGCGCCTAATTTACGATATCCTAGGAAACAACAAAGGCTGGAACGACACGAAACATATGCTTCGAAGGGGTGGGAAGATCCTCGAATTCGGTTCATGTAAAGATGCCGGTGATGAGATTTCTTACCAAGGCCGACCTCACGACTTTGTTGGCTTCGATGAGATTACGCATTTCCTTGAATCACAATACCGCTTCTTGATCGGCTGGAATCGTACGACACGCCCAGGGCAGCGTTGTAGAGTGGTTTGCACGGGCAACCCGCCCACGGAAGCCGAGGGCCGCTGGGTTATCCAGTATTGGGCACCATGGCTTGACCCGCAACATCCAAACCCCGCGCAGCCTGGCGAGCTTCGATGGTTTACAACGATTGACGGCAAGGACAAGGAGCTACCGAATAGCGATCCGGTTTTGGTCGAGGGTGTCATGGTTCAGCCCAAATCCCGCACATTCATACCGTCCAAGGTCACTGACAACCCCTTCCTGATGGCCACTGGCTATATGTCTACCCTCCAGGCTTTACCTGAACCGCTCAGATCGCAGATGCTCAAGGGCGATTTTCAGGCGGGGATATCCGACGACCTTTGGCAAATCATTCCGACTTCATGGGTAGACGCTGCCATGAAACGCTGGACGATTGAAGGCAAGCGAGGATTCATGACCTCTTCCGGCGTGGACGTGGCCAGGGGCGGGACTGCTGAAACAATAGTCTCTACGCGGTATGGCACCTGGTTTGATGAATTGAGGTGTTTCCCGGGATCCGAGACGCCGAATGGTCCGATAACCGCCGGCTTGGTCATTTCCGTTGTGCGTGATGGCGCTCCCGTTCATATCGATGTTGTGGGCGTAGGCGGGTCTCCATACGATCACCTTATCGAGAACAATGTCCAGGCCGTGCCCATAAGCAGCGCGTCGACCGAGAACCTTGATGGCCAGGTAGACAAGGCCTCCGGGAGATTGACCTTCCGGAACTGGCGCTCGCTCATGTGGTGGCGGTTCAGGGAAGCTCTTGACCCGATGTTCAATGCAAACGTAGATCCCCGGGCCCCCGACTATCAGGCGCCCCTCGCTCTTCCTCCGGACCCGAAGCTCAAAGCCGACTTGTGTGCGCCAAGATGGAAACCAACGGCAAGCGGCATTCTGGTAGAGCCGAAGGAAGACATTGTTAAGCGGCTGCATCGATCACCGGACCGAGGCGACGCCGTAGTTTATTGCTGGGTGAACACGCCGAAGATCACGCCGAAGCATGCAGGCAGTGATTGGCGGAAGCGTAAGCCGAAGGGTTCATGGAGGACGACGTGAAGCCCGACCGAGATTACTCAGAGCACAAGGTATTGGAGATCTGCTACTGCGTCTGGTTGATTATTCTTTTATTGCTGTCGTGGTTTGTGAGTAGGTGTTGAATGAAAGCTGACGCGACATGCAAATACTGTGGTGCGAAGCTCTTCCTGGGGAAGAGTAAAGACATTACCCCGAACCTCCGGAGAAGTGCGCTTTATCTGTTTGAGAAGGGGCATTCGAAGTGTGTCGAAGGTGTGCAGTTTTTCGTTTGGCCGGTAAAGAAGATCACCCTGGAAGAAGCCAGGGAATTATATCCAAAGAAGGAAGAAGAAGGAGGTTCAGGATGATCTACCAGCTTGGAGCATTGAAAAAAGAGTTTCATCATATCGCCAACCGCGACGCTGAGCCCGTGGTCTACGAGCCGACAATGGTCATTCTCAACGAACGGCTGAAAGGCCGCAGCTTCCATATCCCGCAAGATGCGCTCTGGAAGTACATCGAGCCAGCAGACAATGAGAACGCAGCCGAGGCGGACAAAGCAGATTTTGCAGAGATGCTGAAAGCTATCGATGAACGGCGCGTCAATGTCAAGGCTCGCATGCGGCTTACCCCACTGAGCAATGCCCTTGAATGGGACAAGATACTCTTGGAGCAATGGCAGATTCAGATTTCCATAAAGGCAGTGACATTCGCTATGCAGGCCGCGAGGCGAAGCAAAATGCTATTGTGCTTGGTCTTTAATCTATCCCTCTGCCTGCAAATATTCGAGATAGCCGTTTCCGGTGAATCCATGGCCCAGCTTCTAATGTTCATCCAGGACGGCCTTGACGAGCTTAAGAATATGGCGCCGGCGGAAGAAGAGAAGGGCGAAGTGGTCGGCGAGGTCACGCTGTACGATGGCGGGACGAAGATCGGCAGCGCTCCGGTGACTGTTACAGAAACGCAGATCCTCACGGAGCACAGCGAGACAGAAGGCGAGGCATAATGAAAAATCTTGCGCCGGAAGGCCGCGAAATGGTTAATGGATTGACGCAGCTTTTATACAAAGAAAAAATTTTTGTTGACATTCATACCCGAGCTGGTGTAAAAAGCATTCCAATAGAAGACTGTTTCAATGGCCGCGTGGTTATATTCTTTCATCAAGGCGGCTATGCTGGGTCTGAAAAGCATGTGAAAATAAAATAATCTCCATATAGGACAGCGAACACGCTCCCCGCCGGAAAACGGACGCTCCTATCTTTTGTGGCAGAGATGCCACGGGTAGGGGCGTTTTTTTATGTCTTCAACTCTGGACGATGTATCAACCTCCCGGAGCGGTATTCCACACGCCCGACGCAAGAGCAAAGGCCAGTACGTCTTCGAAGATTCCAAAGACCCGAAAAATCCCCTCGATCAAGAAGACGCGCAAGAACGGCTCCGCAAGCTCATGCAGTGGCGGCGCCAGGCCCGTATAGCCCAGGCCGACAACCGCATGGAGATGGCCACCGATGAGGATTTCTACGATGGCATCCAGTACACGCCGGAAGATCTCAACGTCCTTCTTGCCCGCAATCAAGCCCCTCTCGTCTACAACGTCACCAAGAATACCGTCAACTGGATACTCGGTACTGAACGCAAGTCTCGCATAGATTATCGCGTACTGCCCCGCAAGAAAAAGGGTGCACAGTCCGCGAAGATCAAGACGAAGATGTTCAAATACCTCAATGACGTCAACAGCGGCGAGTATATGCGCTCGCTGGCTTTTGAAGATTGCGTCAAGGCTGGCCTCGGCTGGATAGAAGTAGGCGCCCGCAACATCAAATGGGATGAGTCTATCTTCATTCGTCGTGAATCGTGGCGTAATATGTGGTTCGACCACCTATGCCGCGAGCCTAACGGTATAGACCAGCGTTATCTCTTCCGTGAAAAGTGGACTGACCTTGATGTG